GTTTCTCTTGGTATAGCATTATGCACTATACCCATATTAAAATGTGACTCATTCCCCTATCTAGACCCTCACATCGTCACTGAATACATGAGAGATACAGTTCGCCTCAGAAGGAGACGAACTAAGTGATAGGGAAGTATGTTTCTGACGCTGTGTCAAGGCGGTGTTAAAACCGTCACAGCGCTGGAATTAAGAAGCACGAAAGGCGGAAGAGAGAACAAGAAACCCATTCTAAAATCATCCGCTGCAGCTCTATATACTTGCAACTCTAAATCTGTTTTCGCGATAAACATCAGAAATGGTTCTCTGACGAATGGTTCATCTGGGGTAGATGAATTGAACACAGGATCTTGAAAGGCACGTCTCATATGTAATGGTTGATAGTAAGGGATAGTCGCATCAATTGACGCTTCACTGGAATGTACAGGGATGCATCGTATGCAGCGATTAAGCTCACGGCCATTCATTAATAGGTACCCACGAGAGTTGTTAGGGAGTACGTCACTCATACCAAGTTGGTTATAACCTTCGTATCCCATTATCAAATATCCAATATTTTGTGGAATCAGATTGCCAAAAGGCACCAAGCGAACATTAATTCCTCCTTTGAAAAATGCAAAACCTTTAGAAAAATAGTCCAGGTAATCAATATTTGTATTAATTTCCAATGGACCAGTATTGTAATATCTAAAAAATGTTGGTCGATAAAACAATGTACCCGTCGTTCCAGCGCGGGCCATTCCTATAGGTAATGTAGTCGTCATATAGGAGTTCATAAGATTACGCAGATGCAAAAAATGATCACCCACAGATATCCCAAGAGCTGTTGTTGATGTTTGCGGAACGGAATTAGACGTGAGCATATCGCTCCCTCTTACCATCCTTTCGGACCTCGACATTTTTGCATATGCAGTTCCCAACGTACTTTCGTTTGATTGTAATGTTGGGAGAAAAACTGGTGCAAGATGTGGACAAGCTAATTTAGCGTCATCAGCTGAAAAGCTAACAACAAAATCAATATTATTTGCCACTGTTGCAGATGCCTGCAATGGAACTTCAATAGCTACCAAGAGCGTTCCATAGGATGAACTGATATTGTTTGTACTATCAATGTAATCATCCATAAGAGTTAACCCAGCAGCAGGAATTGGAATCCTGTATGTTGTTAATTTCATTGCAGTCATCAAACGAGGCTCAATTCGTATAGACCAGTTGATGTTATCACCAGAAAATTCGACTACGGCTGATGAGACCTTATTAATGTCGAATGATGCCGGTAATAATGTACCAACTGCTGGCGTGTCATACACACCTGGAAGAACAATAAAACGTAGTTTGACTCGATGGAAATGAGTCATATAGCAATCAAAATCGAAATTTAAATTAGCTATCCACTGTTTGAACAGTGTTGTTAACCACGCTTGATGCGTAAGATACGCACCCGATGTTACTCCAAATGGATTAAGCTGTATAAGATTGAGTGAACGTTTATAGACCACGAAACGCGATGGCATGGCGATACTAACATTGAAAGTCGAAATTATATTCGGAACTTTCATTATAGCTTCAACCGTCATTTCATCGATTTCTGATCCAAATGGACGTTCTTGTGCATCAACCCCAACAGACTTATTGATGGTGAATTCATGACAATCCAAGACCCCTTCGCTCGTTAAAGCATCGGAGGCCGGTTTCCATTTAATGGCACGCACAGGCTTATCGGATACCGGTTTCGATAATCCAAAAGCCCCTGCCAACGAAGAACCCAATTTCAACAATGGAGCTGCCACTGCTGCAGCCTCCCCAATACCTGGTATCGCACTAGCAACCATAGCTAGCTTTGACGTGGTACTAAGAAGACCGCTTATTGTACCCTTTTTCTGCATTTGTGTGCTTTCTGTCGCAGGTGCACCAGATTGCTTTGGTTTACCTTTAGACTGTTTTACTGGAAGTTCATTTTCTTTCAACACGAAAGTAGTTTTTGAATCACTTTCGTTGTACTTAGTAACATACTGCAAAATACGTTCCCTCAAAAATGAGGCAGGTACTTTGGGTATGGAATTCACTGGATACTGTAGTTTCAGCGACTCTTTGTCGGCTGAAATATATGCTTTCACATTTACCCTATTACCAGAAGATGGCGTAAGGCGTGAAAGAATTACAGTACCAACTCCTCCCTGCCCGGATAACAAATCCCTTGCAAATACTGGACTAATCCATGGTACATGCATTTTCATTGAAACCGCAGTAGTTAATGACTGTTGTAAGTTAGGAACTTGCGACAATTGCAACAAGGACTGAGTCCTCGAAGCTAATTGTTGTAGATTGATGTCAGGAAAATACGATAACATTACACCTCCAACCACAGTGGGCAATGTTGTAAATTCAAGACGTAAAACCAAGTCCGTGCGCAAGAAAGCAAAACCAGACACTTTGTCAAAAACATTTGGCTGAGCCAAAAATATTTCAAACATATCCCATGTTTTTAAGATTTGACCAGGCAAACCACCGATAGGGATCTCAAAATCTTCGAACGCATACTCTCGACATAAAACGTCAAGAATAGTGTGTTCTCGTCCTTCAAGAACATTACCAATAGTCTGCTCGGGCAAGTCCGCTGGCATGGGAACTGTTTCAAGCATTGGTGACTCAACAGTTGAAAAAGCTACGATTTCGTTTCCTGTTGTAGTGGGAGCTGTGGCATCTAAGAACGGAACATCTCCCGTGTGTTCTGCTTCCTGACTTTGTGCGCCAAGAATGTTCTCAGATGTATTTTGATTTGTTGTTGTTGTGGTACATTGGCAATGAATGAGGTCATACCGGTCCTCACCCATGTTTGATGAGTCTATTCCCAGGGATTGCCCAGGCCGGCGCTCGGAGTAAAAACTCCTCCGGAAGGTTTTATTGTCTACCTCATTGACAGTCAAGTCGTTAGAAATTAATAATTGTTCATTAATCAAAGTCTTACGAGCAGTTTTATGATTGAAATAACAGTACGGATCTAATATAATGTCCGCTGCTTCACACGCTTTCAGAATACGCGTTTGATATTTATCAAACGTTTGCGCATCATGATACGATAATTCTCTGATAGCAGTTTTTGCATTAATTGACATTTGTTCTTTTTTCAATTCTATTTGAGTATCATCAACTTTGTCCCAATTTAATGGTTCTAAAATTGATGGTAATTCGAGTGGAGATAACCATTTACGATTATCTTTATCCCACACGAATCTTCTCTTTAAAATTGAAATTTCGAACAAAGTTCTATAACACAATTCTGCATCTGTTTTATCGTCAGACGTGTAAACCATACCAAATTCTTTCATACATTTTGTTATGTTTCTAGGATCAATTATATCCGCTAAGTCCTGAGAAAACACCATGATATTATCATCTCCATACACGAATGCACGGAAATGTTTTGATAAACATGATCTAATCTCAAAGGCTTTAGCACGAGTACAAAGCTCCCAAATAACTGTATATAACAAAGCTGAATTATAAAAAGAATTGATAATTGTCGTTCCAGGGTTACCGCTCGGTTGACCTCGAGTAACTTCTATTACCGTGTTTCCAAAAACTTGAAGTGAATCTGTGATATCAGTCCATAGCGCATATGTCAACTTATCATTGTTTCGGCCATACTTATGTTCAATTGATTCGAACATATTCCAGAGCAAAGCTCTGCTTAAAGTACCGTCGAAGTTTGAGAAGTCTCCAGCCAAAAAACATCGTTTGTTTGGCTTAGAAATTTGACATAACCGCGTCGCTAAATAATCCCAGTCTTCACCATAGCAGTTTACACCTACTAATGAACTATTGTCGATTCTCTCCCGCATCACATTTGCGAATAAATCGAGAAATTTCTGTCGAAATAAAATAGTGAAATGTAGTGGGGCAGCAGCAAAAGACCGTGTCTTTCCTTCTTTAACTTTCTCCAAGGTACGAAGCTCGTCCTTGGCAGTTGAAGTAAAAACACATATTGGTCTAATACCGCGCCTTACACTAGTTTCATAATTCTTTATTTCTTCCAGAACGAAAGGATGATCAAAAATGAAATTTTCATCCTCTCCCAGAAAGGTTGTTTTACCAAGCTTTCCACTTTCCCGATGTTTAACAAATGGATATCCAGGTGATGACGATCTATTGATTGCTCTAAGAAAGTCATCTCCTTCGATACCACGAATTGCGATTTCTCTAGATAGTTCTTTAACAGGTGAACCGGATAGGAACTGCACCTTCAAAAATGATTTGAAAACTTGCTGATGGGTTTCGCTAACTGAAATATTAGACCCAACGTACTTTTTAAGAGCTTTATTAACTACATGAACTTTTAGTCCATTTTCGTCAACATACCCTAAGCGCGCTGGAGCCTTCACAGGTTGACTTACCTGCCCATGAATCAAGCTCTTCCGGATTTTTGTTTCCATACTGGAGTGTATGAAATGGGGAATACACGTTACATGTTGTAATGCGTCATCCACGACTGTTGTCTTTTTATCAAATGATTGACAGACACGTTCGCCACTGAGACTGTATGAACTTTCAAAGGAAATTCCTTTGCATAATTCTTTAACATACTCAGCAGGCAAAAATGATCCAAAACAAACGTCATGGTTGTCATACGCAGCAAAATGTATTCCAACAATTTTTCGAGGCGAACTCTTATCGTTCAAAAGAACGACTGACCCACATGAACCATTAAGAGTTTGCCCTGGGTACTCAAAGACTCCAAGATTGAGCACCTGTTCGCTACCATTCAGACTGGGGATCCAATCATCATGAATAGCAGAGATGTACGTGTGTTGTTTCGTCACCTCCCATGTGGTACTCGGATTAAAAACAGAGATTAAGATGCATTTCTTCTTCATAAGTGTATTTTGATCAGCGACAGTACAGAAATAAGATGTTATATCTGTATGTGAATGTACGAATTTTGGAAACTCCAAAAAACATACATCATAAGGTTCTTCAACCTCACCGTTAATCATGTCTTGTTCCATGTCATAGACAGAAACATCTTCACAAGGAATCATTGCGTATTGACCACGCACGCCATCCAAATGAATTGTACACTTATTCCAATGCTTACGATAATCACTTATCAAATGCGCATTAATTACAAAAATTTTGCCTTTTATGAAAAAACCGTTTTGAGTTTTCTCATTTCCAGTTACGGGGCAACATATCGTGATACGATACATATTTGCAACTAACTTGCGTTGTAATGCTAATCCATCAGGATCAGCAACACTTTGATTAAGTAAATCATTCGTAAATGCTTCTGCGTTAAGAGTTTCACAAACTCTTTCCGTTTCATCACTCTGTTTTTTAACAATCCTTATTTTTGCTTTTCCACGAGGCTTACCCTTCGGAACTGCGTTTGCAGTACCTGAAGAATAATTTTCAAAAATACCACGTCTACTACTTTTATTACTCTTTGATTTAGTAAGAATAAACCAAGCAGTACCAATAGCACCCACAAGTAAACCGATACATGAAAATAATTTCAATCGATCTTTAAATGAGGGTTGCTGGTACCACTTAATTTTTCCTCTTAAATATATAAGAGAAACAAACGTAGTAAAACGTTCGTATAATGAATAAGACATTAATTTGCCGGTTTGAATAACTTGTTTCGTTTCGCCAAATAATGCCTGCTTTTGTGGAAAAGCCATGAGCGGGGATGCTGCTTCAGCATCGCTGCTCATGAAAGTATTAACGAGTGAGGCATCTAATGTAGATGCGTTCTCATTAATACATGTTGTGTTTGTAGCCGGGGATATTGCTTCAATATCGCTGACTACATTACTGACACTAGGTGAGACATCTGATACAGATGTGTTCCCAATGTCAGACTCGTCTAAATGACGGAGTGCGTGTTGAACGAAATTACGTCGGTGTTGAATGAATTCCATATGTTTTTGGCACAATTGCTCCCATAGCAACCTTACCACTTGATCATATGTATAGATTTCATTGTTTCCCTTAATAACTTCGAACAAATATGCACTCGTGTCAAAATGTGTTGACGAGAATTTTGATGGATCGGCGATGCGAACGCCACTTGGTCCCATTTTCTTGTGAGAATCATTTAACTTCACCCTAAAACGAAGATCTAATCTTCGTCTGTAGGCTTCAGGCTCGGCAAGATACTTGAGACACGGATCCTCCATATTATCCGTCATGATGATTAGTTTCGAATTGAAAAAAGCAGAACGCTTATTTTCAATTTCAGCAACTGGCATTAGTAACTCTGCATTGTTTGCATAATTAATAATTTTTGCTGGAATCGGAACATCATCATGACAATAATCAGGAGAAACCTGGTTCGCATCATCGATAACATAAATTTGAGACAATCTACTGTTGTAATTTGTTTCATATTTATGCCCGAACGGTCGATAGTAAACATACTTAGTATATTCAGCTAACTTTTCCTTCCGTTCTTCCCTAGAGAAATTTTGTAATTCAAAAATCTTATGCAAAGCATCAGCAGCTAAAGCATTAATCATCAATGTTTTACCAACTCCTGGATCACCCACTAGTTGCAGCACAACAGGCTGCACTCTATATGTGTGACCGCTGGCAGGTGAAATCATCACCTGCCGATAGAATTGGCGAATTCTCAAAAGTGTTGGAATAAATGCACTATACTCAGCTGTGCGTGGCTTTAACACCATCGCAAGTTCTTCAGCTTCTGTATAGGCTTTACACACTTTATCAAATCCAGACTCATCTAAGAGGATCGAATCAAGACCCTCTCGACTTGTCCATTCCATTGACGATTTATGCAATCTGACGATACGCTCATATGTACTCTCACCGATATTACTACCGGTAAGAAGTCCACACATGCGCTTTACAAGTTGAATTAATGAATGTACGCCATCAGTAGCTCTAGGTAAGCTACCAAGGTTTGCTGTGAAGTTTCGTAAGAAACCTTCATGTGGTTTTCGACCAAACATGAATGTTAACAAAATTGTGATAAGAGTAGAGACAGGATCAAGTTCATGATCCATACTCTGTTTAGATGGTAAATCTTTGAATGTTAAACCATAGGATAAAAGAACACCAATAATCATTGTGACTATTGTGTCCAAATCTATCCCTTTGACATTGAATTGAGAATATAATTCCCGAATTGCAATGTACTTAGCAGAGTATGAGTCTGCTTGATTTAACAAAACATGGACTGATGCCAAAACACCAGCCCAGTCCAAAATTTGCCGCATTTCATGAGGTAATGAATCAATAATTTCCTTAATTTGAGTAAATACTTCCAGTCTAATGTTATGATTGACTGAAAATAATGCTTGTTTTTTAGGAAATAATGTTTTCATTACTTGTTTATGCGCCGCATTTTGTCGTTTTGATTTAACCAACTTTTTCTTATCGAATTTTGCTTCCACTCCGATTTGATCGGTCCGTTGTGATAGCTTCTCCAGTCTTTCGACTGGATCCACTTTTTTGCCATGCCGTTTTGAATCACGTTTGGTATTGCCATTGTGTTCTGGTCCAGGATTAAGTTCAACATCTCCACATAAAAGTAGAGGTGCAAACCGCTTTAGTAGTTCTCTAAAGCTGTAAAATTTAAAGTTAAGAGCTTCTATCATCTCATAAGCTGCCGTGTTAAGGGCAGTTTCAAGAGTTTGATGAATTTCAAAAAGCTCAATAACTTCATTTTCATATGCAACCGTTAAAGTCACGATATAATCTTCTAAAAACATATCCTCACTTGGAGGATAGTATTCATAAGAAAATCGTGAATCTAAATGGTCACATACAAATTTTACATAATCAAATTCCAGAACAGTGTCAAGATGTTCACGAGAAAAAATATCTCGTAAACACTTGCCACGGTCCAATGCCGTTACCTTGTCGTAATCCTTTTTAGGCGTTTCTTTGTACCAATCCAAACTTCGTTGGAACGTTCTTGCAATTCTTTGACGTCGAATTTCTGGTTTAAGACTTCGACTAACATCATTCATAATATCTCGTTGATAATTATAAATGTCATTAGCCAAAATCTCATCCAAATCTTCTAAGTCGAAAATCGCAATTGGTTCTTTAGGTTTGTATTGTTTCTTTTGTTTGTTTTTGTTCCCTGATTTCTTATCTTTACGCGGAACAGTGCGTAAAGATGGTGTCCATGATGAAAAAAAATAAAAATCGAATCCGTCTACTGAAACACAGCAGCCAGATTGTAATTTTCTTAAGTCTTCATCGAATTGTTTGCTTTTGAAAGTCGCAGCAGTTTCGATCATTTTCGTTACTTGCATTGTTTTTCAATTGTGGTGATAATCCTTAAGATGATACATTATTATCGTCCTGTATCAAATTGTCTGTTATAAAACGTTGTCCGTTGATTGTCCATTGTTAAATTTGAGTTTTACACTTCAACACTCAAAATTTACGCAACAAGATTAAAATTAATCCAAAGCATAGAATTAATTTCGCTGTAGATCGTAATCTTTCCTTCCCTTGAGGAAGATCTTTACATTGGGGTGCTGCGAAGCTCCCCGCGCAAATAATCTTGTTGTTATCGCAAATTATGATATTTCCATTTCACACTCGCAGTCATTTTGTTTCTCATTGTTAAACATAAGATAGGTGCATCCACTGAAGGACCACTCCAAATACTCTAATACCCAAATATCACGATGGTATTGTATTGGAATGTTGCACGTCATTATGTAGAACTGAGTCCACAGAATAAGCAATTGTTCGTTGTAAGATAATAATTAGACAGAGCCTATATAAATACGGGTAGTAATCTAATTATCAAATTCCATTTTCTTCATTGTTCAAAAATTTTCCTTTTGATTGGAGAGTAGAAGTTCCAGCGCGATCATGTGGTTAGCATGAAAGCGGGTTCACTTCGGTGGGTTCTCTGCATACGGTTTTATACTCTGAATAATTTGTTTCGAATATAAAATACGATTTACTGGGTTCATCCCACAAAACACTCAAACACTATATGTCGGTCTGAGCCAAAATTCGGTTCACT